CCAAATGTGGCTGGCGTTATAGGATCGGCCGTTGCTGCGGGTGCCCTTCTTGGCTTCCTTTCATAGGATTGCGCCATCAAGAAGTGAAAAGTGCAAGATAGTTAGAAAAAGTTGGCCCAAAAATTTGTTGGTTCCAAATAAAATGATTACCTTTGCACCCGCTTAAGTAAAAGGTTGCACCCGTAGCTCAGTTGGTAGAGCACCTGACTCTTAATCAGGGTGTCCAGAGTTCGAGCCTCTGCGGGTGTACGAAGATGAAAATCAAAGCAACTAATCGGCGAACGTAAAAGTTTGCCGATTTTGCTTTTAAATAGCCGCAAGCGTGCTGCTAACTAATTAATTCTAAGATAGTTCCATCACGTATAATTAATTGTTGAACCCCGCAGTTCGGAGGAGAATACGTGGAAGTTCTTGGAATTATTTGGAATTATTTGGAACGATTTGTTCTACCATTTGTTCTACCGCTTGTGAAAATGTTCTACCAGAAAAGTGGTTTTGATACTAAGGTGGAGAATAACTTTTTGGTTCATGAATTTATTTGGATCGATTTGTTCTACCATTTGTTCTACCGCTTGTGTAAAATGTTCTACCAGAATAGTGGTTTTGATACAAATTAGTGACAAAATCCGAGGCCATTACTTCAGAAAAGTCCATTTTCTCCCACATTTTGCCCTCCTGCTGCACTAAAAAAGTTTAATTTATGAATCAAAACGTGAAAATTGTTTTTGACCGTAAGAAACAGGTAGAAACAACAGGGATTGGCAAAATCGAGATTTACATCTATTTGGCCAGGAAAGAGAAAAAGTATGAAGTCGTTGGTGAAGCCGACGTGAATACTTGGGAAACCATCGCCCTCAACAAGAACATTCAGGCGAAGATGAAGCACTATGAGCAGATCATCAATGCCATGAAGATGCTGAACGAGGAAATGACCGTTGAGAACTTCAACGAGCATGTTTTCACAGAAAAGCATCCTAAGCGTCCAGATGAAACACATCTTTATGATGGTCATGACCAGCGTCAGAGTTTTGTGGAATTCTGCCGCGACCACCTTGCACAGGAAAATCTTGCTAAGAACTCCATCAAGGGATTCAATGTTGTATTCGACAGCGTGGAAGCATCTGGCATCCTTAACACCCTTGCTGACCTGACTACTGCGAACGTTGTGGCCTATGATGCTTACCTCCGTCGCCAGAAGGATAAGTCCGACTACACCATTCATGGCTATCACAAGAAGATTGGCAAGTACTGCAGACTACTCTGGCAACTGGAGATGATTCCATCCAATCCCTACGACCATGTGAAATTTCCCAAGGGCAGCAATAAGGAGCGTAATCCCCTTAACGAGGAAGAACTCTTGAAGATACGTAATGCTGACCTTACCGGCTATCTCGCGCATACGCGTGACCTTTTTATATTCATGGCTTATACGGGTTTGGCCTATTGTGATATGGCCCAATTCAATTACAAGACAATGACCGAAGATTGCAAAGATTATACCTATATCGACGGCTCGCGCTTGAAGACAGGCTCCAAGTTCTTCACGCCTATCCTGCCTCCCGCTATGGAAGTACTGAAGAAGTACAACTACAAGTTGCCCATTATCACCAATCAGAAAATCAACATGTATAGTCATGTTATCGAGGCACAACTGAATATCAAGAAGCCCGTGACCTGCCACATCGCTCGTCATTCTTTTGCTACATTGATGCTATCCTATGGCTTTTCCTTGGAGGAAGTGAAGAAAATGCTCGGACATAAGGACATAAAGACCACTCAGATTTACGCCAAGCTCTCCAACAAAGTTCTTGAAGAAAGCGTGACGAATAAGCTCAAAATGCTCAAATAACCTTGTAGAATACGCCCTTCAGCAACAGCGACTTTCCTGTTCCCTCATGGAAGGTCGCTGTTATTTTCTCACAGACGTACTTCCTGCCCTCTATGTAGAACAAGGCTCTTGGGTCTGGAATCTTATCTGATAAGAATGAGAATGTATATTTCTTCTTATTGTCTATGTCATAGGTGTACTTCAGGGAAATCCCTTCATTATCCTTCTCCTGCTGCTGGTTGATGCGCAGCGAATACGAGCAATAGTTATACGAGAAGTCATCATTGATTTCAATCTTATCCACCATCGGATGTGGCAATCCTCCATGAATGTTAGTATTATGGTCCATCCAAAAACCAACGTACAGCTTATCGAAATACGCATCCGACTTCTCCTGCTCACCTTTGGCAATAGCCTTTCCTGTCGTAGTCTGAGCCAATGCACCACTGTTATAGTCCGTTTCGTCTACTTCGTTCGTTCCATAGCCCGCCGAACCACTTCTGCTATACCTACGACCGCTGGCTGTTGTTCCACTGTTGGTGGTATTGCCATCTTCATCCGTCTCAGTTGTCCACGACACGGCACTCCCCATCTCGCCACAATCCAGGAATATGCACGTACCCATACCTTCATCCGTATAGTCCAACCATGCCGGTACGATGTTCATCTCCACTTCCTCGGCGTCTTTATCAATGACCTTTCTGCCAAACTGGTTAACTGGTATCAAGCGATTTGTGTACTTGTACCAATGATAATCCATATCCTGTGAGTGGATGTGTGTTGTTTCAACCAATTCTGACTTATAACACCAGAATATGAAGAATGTATCTACGTCTTTAGCGTAGAAAAGTCCGTGGGCTTCAGAACCTCTTGGATAGCCACGTGTATATGCTGTACTAGTACCGCCTCGGCCTGTAGAGTGAGTCTCAATGCCACATTCTTTCTGTGTTCTCGCGTAGGCCAACAACTGCTGCAGTGTCGCAAATACGTGCGCTTCATCCTTGTGCTCGTCAATGTACCACTGGCAGCTCTTGTACGCCCACATACTATTGTCGTTTTCTGCAAACGCCAGATTTGTGGCCCCCACATAGTCCGACTTGTTCTCCCGCGACACCTCCACCTGATACTTATTGATGACCTTCTCGATATGCACATCAGCAGTATTGTTTGCCAACTTGTGAGAAAACTCAAACGTAATAGTCTTTGCTTTGTGGTTGATGCTGAACTCACCTCTCATCAGCTTCTCCAGCTCTTCAAAGAACTCTGTCAGCGACCAATGAGGCAATGCAACCGCAAAATTCCATGCAGACCAAGCAGCTGGCAGTGTGTTACAGATAACCAGGTACTTCCACTGGCTATTCTCGATGGCCTCGAAGTACCCCTGATAACCCATCACCTGACAAATTTTGTTCAGGATATGCAGTAGATACGGCTGAAATGTCAGCGTGTTCACTTCGCTGGCCCAGTGGAACTGTCCGTTTTCATCTTTCTCCACGGCATTCTGCATATTGCCCGACGCGTTGTTCACCCACGGCAGTGGCACCCATTTCCTTGTCGGATATCCCGTGTACCATGCATTTTCAGCTGTCATATACGACGTACTCCGCTGTTCTGCACTTGGATAGCCCAGATTCAGCTGATTCAGGTACACATCGTCAAATGTGTCATCGAAGTTCTGCTCAGAACGACCCTCCAAGAACTGCGTCTTCACCTCTACTTCCGATATTTGAGTGATGACGATGCTACCAGACTTAAAGAAGTCCTTGTCCCTGATATCACAGTCGAACACCACCTTATTTTTCTCCACATCCTGACGATGCAGATGACCGAATATACGGATGTTCTGCGGACAATCTTTTAATGGAAAGGTAATTGTCAGCGTATAACTGTCAGAACCCGTAAACAGCGGATTCTCGCTGATATACTCAAACGATGTATTCTTTTTCAAATAGGCCTGCTGGCCATTGATGATAATTTCCATTTTGAAAGTTGAAAGTTGAAAAGTGAAAGTTGAAAGTTATTTCCTACGGCTCTTGGGAGTCTTATTTCTCATCAGTTGCTCATACTCATCCTGTGCCTGCTTGATACCCTTATCTCCTGTCACAGTGTTGACAGTCACGAAAGGCTCATTCAGACGGTCTTTTAATTGCCGCATGACAGTTGCATACTCCTTCATGACAGAATGTGTTACAGCTATCTCAGCTTGAGCATCAGTCTGAGCCTGCTGTATGATGACTGTCGGCTTCTGTGGATTCGTTTGTGGGTAGATGCTTGGTGCAACAATCGATCTTGATACATCCTCAGAACGCAGTGACCCTATCGTGTTAGTTCGCTGCGCATAGTCCAGCGCATCAATCATCGGACGTGCTACAGGTGACTGCAACAGCTGGTGGTTGGCCACCCATTCACCTTTGTGCACCACGCCGGCCACCTCGTCCTTGTCGCCATCGCCCGTGAAGCCACCTTTCGCATATCCCTGAGCACTCGCTGCCTCCTGCTGTTTCTTGATGGCTTCCACCTGCAGCATACCTGCTGCCACAGCTGCTGCCGCTGCAATAGGTGCCAGGATATAACCGATGACTGGTACAGCTGCTGCCGAACTATACGCATTCAGAGCTGCCGTAGCCGTCTGAGCGATGGCTTGCATCACCTGCATCTTATACATCTTCTTATTGGCCTCATTCTTGACCTTGGCAATCTCTTTCTCCTTTTTCTCTTCCAACTTCTTAACCTGATAGTTGTTGCCCTCAGCATTGGAGATTTCCGTCTTGTAACGCTTCTCTATGGCTGCTACCTGAATATCAGCTTCAGCCTGAACTAGTGAAGACATCTGCTGGAAAATGCTACTCATGCCGGAACTGATAACCTCCAAGGAACCTGTGACGGCCTTACCCATGTCAGACTGCAGCCACTCCTGCATGTCCTCGTTCCACTCTTCGAGGAAGTTCTTGTTATCATTCAGCTCATCGATACCGTACTTTTGACGCAAGGCCTTCTTCGCTTTCTGATACGCTTCTTCAATGCGCAATTTCTCCTGTGCACTGTCACCAGCGGCTTTCACTTCCAGATTATACACCTCACGAAGTGCTTCCAGATCAGCCATATATTTGCTGACGCGCTCACCCTTGTTATCTCCGAAATAGTCCTTCTTAATCTGAGCCAAGTGATCCTGGTGTTTCTTCTCAGCCGCTTCCGTCTCTTGCTGGCGTTTCTTCTGGTCAGCAATCAACTTGTCCTGATAAGCATTTTGTGCCTGAATATACTCACTAGTGCCTTCATCATATATTGTGCTCATTCGACGAAGATGGTTCAGCTCCAATAATTCCAGCGTCTGCTGATACACTTCTGTAGATACCTGACCATCAATGTAGCGTTGCTTTTGCATGGCTACAGACTCATTATAGAGCTGATTCTCTTGTTCCACAGTCATCTTGGTATGCTGCTCTTGCTGCTTCTGCTGAGCCTCGTAATAGCTTGCCTGAGCCTCCAATTTCTCCTGTTCTGTCAGGTAAGTATGCTCCAGAATCTTCTTCTGGTACTCTAATTCTATCTCCAGAATACGCTTCTGGTATTGCTCGTAGTTCTGCTTGCCAGTGGCATAACTGATACGATTCAGCGCTTCCTCCTT